AAAAGTAAAAGGAGGTCCTATAAAAGTCATAGAGTAAGCAGAGGTATTAGTTAGTATTAAAATGTAACTACCAACATTGACTGCACCCACTATTCTAGTTCCTGAATCTAATCTAAAAGTTCCAGCTGTATTCGTAGATGTAGGAGTGTAATCAGATTTATTTTCTTGGTCAGAAAATCTTATAAACATTTTGTCTTGAGACTGAGTGCCAATAGTGGTTTCTGTTCCAAAATGTATTAAATGTCTATCTCTATCTGAGACCATAGTCATAACACTCTGTATTGGATTAGTAGAAACAACAGTAGCCCTCGTAGATAAAGCATCTGTTGCTGAAGGAACCCATTCAAAAGTTTTATTGTTTCTAACTGTGGCTATTAATATTTCTCCAAAGTTGTCTAAAGACCAATTCCCAGGTTCTAAGTTTACCTCTGCTTCTCCAGAAGCTTCGCCCCAAGATATAAAAGATGTTGCATCCTCTACTGTTGCACCATCATCGTGAGAAGTTCTGGTAGAACCTGATACACTTCTTACTATACCTGTCAAATCATTACTAGATATACCACTATAAGATATTAATTCACCACCTACTAAAATAGTTCCTGAAGAACTAAAACCTGTTGTGCTTGTCAAAGTAATATCTGTTCCTGAACCTCCAGTTCCAAATGCGTTATCACCTAAAGCTCCATTTAAAGTAGTGCTTGTGATAGAAGATGTTTCTCCACCCCATAAACCAGTACCCCAACCATAACCAACTGTTTGAACTGCATCTCCAACCCTAAAATAAGGATTTACAGTTACAGACCCTGCGGCTGTCATGCCACTTCCTCCTTCACTAGCACTCATTGTTACTGTAAAATTATTTGCAGTTCTAGTTATTACTTCAAAAGTATTTGTAGTAAAATTTGCATCAGTAAAGTTAGTCGCACCTCCACCAGGTAAAGTTACACTAGTGAAAGTAAATAAATCTCCTATTTGAAGATTATGAGCATTTTTATTTACTGTAACTGTGGCACTTCCATTTGATGAAGTTAATGTGCAAGAAGTAATAGCAGTATCTAAAGGACTTATATCGTAAAATGCTCCTGCGTAATATAAAAAAAGACCTTTATGTGTGCCAACTACAATATATCTTTTTCCCTCTAAATCAGCCCAAATATGAGTATCTCTTCCTACACCTACTAAAGTGTTAACAGTAGTCTGTTCCCATCCTCCAATTTTTTCAGGATATCCATAACGAAATCTAACATTATCACAATCTATCCACCTACCCTCTGCTCCAGTAGGTGTAACTTGTTTATTTATTCCTGCTACTATTTTAACTTCTGATAAAGGCATAAAAATAGTATAATACTTGTAATATAATTAGTCTATGTTAGTTTTGATAAATGAAAATATCTGGTATAAATAATATTAAACAAATTCATTTATACACTACCACAATCACTTATCCTAGAACTGTAGAAATTTACAAAGGACATTATCCTGAAAAGCATATCTTACATAATTTAAAAATTAAAACAGATGAATTTTTAAAAACTAATTTAGATAAAAACCAAACTAATGTTTATGGAAAAAAAACTAATTTTTTTGCTTTTAGTAACGAAGAAAATTATATTTTATTTTTAAGGTATATGATAGACAAAGTAATTAATTCACCAGAGGGACACATTTTTAATCATTTTGATACTAAATTTGAAGTACAAGCTTGGGCTAATGTATTAGAAAAAGAAGATTATGTTCAAGACCATAATCATACTTGTTATCATAGTATATTGTATTTAAGTGAAGGAGCAGATTTAATTTTACCAGAGTTAGGTTTAAGTCTTACTCCTAAATGTGGCGATTGGTATTTGTTACCCCCTTATGTTACACATTACTGCAACAAATATAATAAAGAGCAAAAAAGATATAGCATAGTAAGTAACTTTGTAGAAAAAAACGATTGGGAACAATTAAAAGATAAAAAAATAATTACTTAATTAGTTTTAAAAAGTAACCATCCAGTAATTATATATTTACTATTTTTTAAAGGTGGATTGCCTCGATGAACATAAGGAAAATGAGCAGGAGCTACTATTACTCTACCAACTTTAGGATTTATTCTTTGTTCTTGATGCAAAAATTCAGTCTCACCAGCTGTGAAATTGTCATTTAAATATAGAATAAAAAATGCTATTCTTTTACACATTCTTTCTACTATATCGTGTTCTATATGCCACAAGTGATAACCTTCACCTGTTTTAGTCTCTTGTATTTTTAATGAGTCGTAATCAAAATCTCTGTTTCCATAATAATCTTGAATACCAGTCCTATTCATCCACATTTTTACACAGGTATATAAATTTACCATCATACCATTAAAATCTTTTTCCCATAAAGGTAAATTTTCCCAATTAAGTATTAAAGAAGTATCACTTTTTTTATTAACAGAAGCATTTTCAGTTATCCATCTATCGTGAGCTTGATTATACTTTTTTTTATTTTTGTAAAATAGTATTGCTTCTTCGCACATAACTTGTGGTATAAAACCATCAAAAATGCCTATACATTTTTCTAACTGAAAATTTTTTTGGTTCATTAATAAGATGAATAACTTGTGGGTCTAGCTCCTAATCTTGCTATTTTTTCATCTGATGTTTCACCATCTACATTGTCGGCATCCCAAGTTGCTTGAAGAGCAACTAAATGTTTTGCATCCCATTTATCTATAAACTGTGTAGTAAAATCACCTAAACCAGAATCATTCCAAGTTTTGTGTGGTGTTCCGTCTCTATATTCTACAGTATCGTTATAATCTAAATTATCTTTTACATACTGAATAGCCCATACATTTGAAAATTTTGATTGACCCCAAAAAGAATCATCATCAATAGTATAAGGTTGTGGTTGACCTGCACTATTTTTTACACCTTGGTTTATTATAATTTTATCTGCGAATATTACTGTCCAATTAGATGTGGTAGCCATAAATTCTCCTATGTTTTAATAATATATAGCACAGCTATATAAGGTTGTAAAACAGAAGTTGCAGTACCAGAAAAAGTAGCATTATGATTATGCCCTCCTCCACCACCTGCGTTACCAGTATTACCAGTAGACTGAAACCTTGACATTTGAGGAGGATTACCACTTCTAAAACCAGGGCTAGGACTTGCAGCCGCACCTGAATGAGAGTGAGATGCCATTTCTGACAAAGACAAAGTATGGTTAGCCACACTCAATGTTCCTGCACCAGCTACTGTATTAGCACCCATAGTAGATGCTAAAGATTTAGTTCCTGATTTTCCTACCACCACATTGTCTTGCAAGTCAGGTAATGTAAAAGTTGATGAACCATCACCTGCCCCATAAGTAGTGCCTACAACTGCAAATAAATCAGAGTAAGTGCTTCTAGATACATTAGCTCCGTTACACTCTAAAAAACCAGAAGGTACAGAAGAAGAAGTCCAAGGAACTATAACTCCAGTATTAATACCTTCAATGCCAGATAGGTTAGACCCATTAAAATTATATCTAGTTGCCTCATAGTTTGCCATAGTTTCTCCTATTTATCTTTATATGTCCATCCTGTTGTAGCATTCCCAGAAAATACTAAAGTAAAGGCAGCACCCTCTGTCGCTACAACTAAATCACCAGCTGAACCTAAAATATTACTACCATTTCTACCAACTGTTAAATTATTAGAATCAAAAGTTAATCTTTGGTCATTAAAAGTAACTTCATCTCCAGTTGAAGGAGATGCAGGTAGAGTTACTGTTACTGCACCACCATTAGTGTCTACAAATAATTGTGCCCCTGCTTGTACTGTCTCTGAAGCAGTTATCACTCTCCATTTTTTATATTCATTTGCTAATATAACATCTGTTCCATCTGAATACAATACATAACAATTACCTTCACATAATAACACACCACTTCCACTAGCAGTTTTAAAAGTAAGAGTATTTCCTGCGTGGTCAGTTCCATCTATGACATTAAAAACTTTTTCTATACTATCTGGTAATGTTACTGTTCTATTAGCTGCAAGTGTTCCAGTAAGTTTTAAGGTTGCGTTTCTTGCATTAGAAATCGTACCATCAGTCATAGCCAAAGTTACATCAGCACTAGCAACATCTATGGCTTCATATCCAGCTATGGCTTGTTGAACTAAATTTAAATTTGTATTGGTCTTTGTACCCCAAGTACCTGCGTTCTCGCCAGTAGCCATAAGTTCAATTTTTAAATCACTTGAAAATGTAGATGCCATATATTTATCCTATGCTGCCGTTTCTATTTGAGTCCAAGTTACAGTAGTTCCTGTATCTATTTCTGACCATACTATTAGTATAGGTGTGCCAACAGAAGCAGTCAACACCACTCCTGTAGGAACCACTAATCCATCTATTGATATAGTTTCTGAAACTGAGCCAACTGCTGTTGTACTAGATATTCCAGTAACACTATAAATAGATATTGGGGTTATGGAACCAACAGCACTAGTTGATGAAACACCACTTACTGTAATAGTGGCAGTTCCAGTTATACTTGGTGTCCCAACTGCACTTGTTGATGAAACACCTGTAACATCAACTGGGGTTTTTAAACCTGCTATGCTAGTGCCTACTGCACTTGTTGATGAAACACCACTTACTGATTCTGTTGTAGTTTGTACTAATGTAAAAGTTCCTAAAGCAGTTGAACTTGAAACTCCACTAACAGAAACATTAGCATCAGCTACGATAGTTCTTCCACCAACTGCCGATGTAGAAGATACTCCACTAACACTTACATCTGCATTAGCTTGTACTGTGATTGAACCTATTGCTGAGGTTGATGAAACTCCAGAGACGGCTGCGGAGTAAGCAACATCCCAAGCTCTACCTCCCCAAACACCTCGACCCCAACCGATGCCAGTTAAAAAATCTTCATCTATAGTAACAGAGCCAACTGAAGAAGAAGAGCTAACCCCAGAGGGAGTTTCTATTCTTCCTAAGCCAATACTATTAGACCCTACTGCTGAAGTTACAGATAAACTTGATACAGTAAATGGGTCAACAGCAATACCTGCAGAAATAGAGCCAACTGAACTTGTGCTAGATACACCAGATACAGTAATAGTACAAGTGCCAGTTTCAGTAGTTGACCCAGTAGAGCCAGTAGCAGAAACACCAGTCGCTGTTTGGTTTACATCAGACTGCTGATTCCACGCATTTTGTCCCCAAGTGGCTTCACCCCAAGCATTAGCCATTTTTTATTTATGCAATTCTTAAAATTGCACTAGAAGCATTAGCAGTAGGAAATTGTATTGTAAAAGTTCCAGAGGTAGCTGTTTTATCTCCACCAAAATCTAATACTGCTACAGCTGGGTCTCCAGAGGCAGTATCGTTATAAATTAAAGCACCTCTTGCTGTTAGAGTAACTCCCACAAAAGATAAATCTGCAAAGTCTACTACAGCAGTATCACTATCTAAAGTAGGTGTTACTGTAACTAAAGCTTTACCACCACTTGAATAACCAGAAGGTGAGGTTACTTGATTATCTGAAGTAAACGATGTTGTTGATTTTCCTAAAGTAGCACTAGAAGTATACATAGATAACTTAAAACTATTACCCCCAGGATTAGTAAAATTATGAGTACCTGTCATAACATCTCTCTTAAAAACATTACATACTGCACTTGTTGTTATTGCCATATTTTTCTCCTTTTTTAATTTAAGGTGAAGGAGAAGCTACTTGTACTCTAGGAACACCATCATCATACTCAGCTCTTCTTCTTCGACCCATTTGTTGCAACGCAAAGTCTTGTATCTCTTCATTATACTTACCTTTATACAAGTTGTATATATCAAGAGGTCCTTTTAAATAACTAAAACATTCTGTTAACACTCCATGTAATAACAAAGACTCTTGATGCTGAGACAAAAAAGTAGTAGTAGAAGAGTCAAAATGAGGTGGGTCTTTAATATAATTTAATTGAATTGTATATGCTTGGTCTGGCACAGGAGCAAACAAAATGTTTTTATCATCCCAATTAGCATAATACTTTGGTTGACCTGTGCTATCACTTGGATTAAATTCAGCTATAAAAGAGGTGTCTCTTTTTTCTAAAAAATCTCTTGTACTACTACTTATAATTTGCACAGAACGAATTATCATTAAATCGTCTGGAGTGTTTATAAACCTTTGGCTTGATACTGTTGTGGCAGTTACATATTTTCTAATATCGTCATAATCTATTTTACCAGCTATATCTAATTCTATGTTTCTAATAAATTGGTCTAATAATGTATCAGATAGCACATTAGAAGATACTTCTGTATAACTTCTTACTTGTGTTAAAAAATTTGTATATGTAATACTCACGATATCACTATTGTAAAATCTGTACCTACTGATGTTGATACTTCAAAAGAGGTTAATTTAGTTCCTAATATATCGTTGCTTTGTGCGACTGTCATACTAGTGCCTCCTACTCCAGAGTCGCCAGTTTCAGCAAAAAACCCACTTGTTATAAATAATAAAAATTCTTTTTCGTTCTCAGGTGGTCGAGGTCTAGCATTTGCTAAAGCTATGGCATCAGCTTTAATGTGTTTTCTTCTTATTTGTGGATGCTTTGCTTCAAATTCTGATTTGTGAACGAAAGAACCATTCCATTCTTTTACCATTTCATTATATGGAAAAGCCATTCCTGACCTATCTGATATTGCTTTAGCATATTTACCTCTTGCGTAAGCCATTATGCACCTTGTGGAAAGTAAGACTGAGGTGAAATATATACTGAAGTTCTTTGACCATCCTCTGTTAATGCTCTTTGTAATTCATCTTCATAAATCATTTTATTTTGTGATACAAGGTTTGGGTTTTTTTTCATAGCTAAGTAATAAGCCAATCCTGCAACCATACAAGGAATGAAACGAAACACAACATCTCCTTGATTAGTATAAGCTCCAGCATCTTCAATTCTTTTTAAATAATAATACTTAACATAAGTATATGTAGTTGCATCAGGAGTTTGATAAAGTGTTATTGTTGGTGTAGTTTGTCTGTCAACATAATATTGACTAGGTTGTCCTCTAGACCCTTTGTTTGGTAGGGCTGCAAATTCACTTCTAGATATTTTAGTTAAAGACACATCATTAGTTGAAGTAGTTGTACTTGTTGTAGTTGATATGTAAGCTTCTAATATATCGTTTGCGTTTGTAGGAGCAGTATAAGTAGCTGTACCAGCTGTTAGTAATTGTTCTTTTAATTCTACTTTCCATAGGTGAACCCCTCTGTTGCCCCATTCACTAAAAAGTATATTTAAACTTCTTCTTGCAGACTTTAAATCGTAACCTGAATTAGTGCGAACACCACATCTTTCATAAGCCTCTTGTATGATATCATCTATATCTAAATCAAAAGCTGTTGTTCCAGAAGTAGCCATAGTTCACCCTACATAACACC